CGCAGAAGAACAAATTTGGCGTATGTGGTCAAGTTATCAAGGCGAAGCGTGGACTGGTGAAATCAAATATCCGCGTTCATTCTCAATTCAAGATAAAGTAAATGATGTGCAAATGCTTAAAATGGCAAAAGACGCAAACATTACTAATCCTAAAATGATTGATAAAATTGACAAAATGATTTTTGAAGCAATCACTGAAAAAGACTGGGATGAGATTGAAGAATATCTTGAAGAAGGAACACCAGATATGACTGCTATGACACACGGGCCAGTTACTGATGCACAAGATTTAGTAACACACTTGCGTGAAATGGTAGAACAAGGTTATACCGATGAACAAATAATGACTTTACATCCAGAGATAGCGGAGTTGTTTAATGGGTCAATACGTCAAGGATAATATTCCTTATTGGGTAGAAGGCACTGAAGAAAGAATACGTGAAGTGCTTTTTGAATACAATGAGAATATTCAAAAGTTTGAAACAAAACACAGTGTTAGGGCTGGACGTAGAGCAAGAAAGAATCTGCTTGAACTATTTCATTTGTGTAGAGCAAGACGCAAAGAAATTAGTGCAAAATATGCAGAGTATAAACCTGTTCAACATCCAAGTTGGGATGGAATAGAGGAAGAAGATGCCAGTTAGAAAAGTATCAGGCGGTTATAGATGGGGCTCAACAGGCAAAGTCTATAAATCAAAAGAACAAGCAGAAAAGCAAGGGAGAGCAATTATGGCTATGCGTGGCGGCAAAAAGAAGAAAAAAACAAGAGGCGGCAAAAAGAAGAAATAATGCCTTTTATAAAATGGTTTCTGTAGTATTTTACTAAATAATATTACAAAAACATACTGTCTGAGAGGGCAGGTGGTAGAACTCAACCAATAGAAAGAGGAACAATTATGGACGCAGAAACAGCGGTAAATGAAACGGAGACGACTGCTACTCCTACAGAACAGCAGGCAATGACACAGGAAAAAGCAGAAGCTACTCTAACACAAGACGAAGTTAATCGTATTGTTGCAGAGCGTGTTGCAAGAGAAAAAGCAAAGTTTGAGAAGAAATACTCAGGCGTTGATTTGGATCACTACAACAGTTTGGTTGAAGCTGAAGAAACACGTAAAACCCAGGAAATGGAAAAGCGTGGAGAGTATGAGAAACTAATGAAAGAGCAAGCTGAAAAGTTTAACTCTAAAATTAGTCAGTATCAAGCAGAACTTCAGTCAATCAAGGTAGATGGTGCTCTACTAAATGAGGCAAGTGGACAAAAAGCCATTAATCCTCAACAGGTAGTATCACTACTTAAAGGTCAGGTTAAACTAAATGAATCTGGCGGTGTTGATGTTGTAGATAGCAACGGACAAGTGCGTTATGATGACAATGGTAATCCATTATCGCCTAACGTTTTGGTAAAAGAATTTTTGTCTGCTAATCCTCATTTTGTTCAAGCAGGACCAAGTGGTTCAGGCACTGGACAAGGCGTAGGAAAACAAGCTCCTGTGGTAGAAACTGATATATCCAAATTGGATATGAATAACCCTGCTCATAGAAAGCAATATGCTGAAATTATGAAAGCAAAAGGGGTTAGACTCTAACATTGCTATACTAAAGGAGATTAACAATGGCAAATGAAGCAACAAGTAGCGTATTAAGCGAATTATACGCAAATATCGTCCAGAGTGCATTATACACTCTTTCTGAGCAAACTGTGATTCGTCCAGTTGTTCGTAACTACAATATGTCTGGAACTCCAGGCTTAACAGCACAGGTTCCAATCTATCCAGCAATTGATGCGGCTGGTGTAGCAGATGGAACTGATCTATCTAACACAGCGTTCAACACAACTTCTAAAACTATTACAGCGGCTGAAGTTGGTGTTATGGTTGAACTAACTGACTTGGCTGCAGAATCAGCAACTGATGATGTTGCGGCTGCAATTGGTCGTCAGATTGGTGATGCTATGGCTAAGAAAGTTGACACAGATTTAGCGGCACTATTCAGTGGCTTCTCAAGTCAAATCAACAAAGCAGAAGCGGCTGTTACTGTTGATGACATCTTTAAGGCTGCGGCTACTCTACGTGCTAACCAAGCACCTGGTAACTACGTTGCTGTGTTACACCCATACCAAGCGTATGATCTTAAATCACAGTTAACAAATGCTGGTGCTACTATGAGTCACTCACTAAGTGATGTAGGTAATACTGCACTTATGGATGGTTTCATTGGTAGAATTGCTGGTGTTGACATCTTTGAATCAACTGTGATCACTGGTGACTCAGCTGGTGCATATGTTGGTGGTGTTATGACACAAGACGCACTTGGCTATATGGTTAAGCGTGATATGCGTATTGAAACAGAGCGTAACGCTTCTAAACGTAGCTTAGAAATCGTAGGTTCAATGGCTTATGGCGTAAGCGAGCTATTTGACCAATACGGTGTTGGTATTGCATCTGACGCATCAGCGTTAGTATAATATTACTAACTTGGCATAACGGAAAAGGGTCTTTTTAGGCCCTTTTTCTATTATTACACTAAATACAATGTGACGAAGAAGGACTTCGCATAAATTTAATTTTTAGGAGGTAGGACCCCTATGGCAATAACTCTCGCAACCATAGATGATGTCGTTCTATACGAACCAGACATTGAAAATTACGGAATTTCCGATTTTGATCAAGATATAACACGAGCACAAGCAGATGTGTTTCGTGATTTACGTATTCGTTGGTGGCCAACACAACAGATTGGCTTATATGACGTAAAGTATGTTGCGGGCGGCGATGTAGAACCAGACGAAGATTTATACACAGCCAGTCAATTAACTCGTGCTTGCGTTTATCAAGCATTAGGGTTTCATATCTATCCTAAATTATCACGTTTTGAACCAGATGTTGATGTCTTTGAAAGAAAGATGGAACATTATAGACAAGAATATGAACGTGAATTAGATTTAGTGTTAAGAGACGGCGTAGAGTATGACCTTGACAGTTCTGGAACAGTAACAGATCAAGAAAAACAAGCAACTCACTTCTTACGCCTTAAAAGGTAGTAGGTAAATGAGTATACGCAACGATTTAGCCGACAATATTGTAGAAGTCCTAAAAGATATACGTGACCCGCGTCCTGTGTTGGTCACAAGAGAGCCATTTGATGTAGAAAAATTGGCTATTACACAATTTCCAGCAATACTAATTCAAACAGGTGTAGAAGATAGAGACACTGAAACTATGCATACAGCAGGTGTGCGTCGTGGCACTATCACTTATCAAATTCGTGGATTTGTTAGAGGCACAGAGCTGGATAAAAAACGCAATGATTTAATTGAAGCTATTGAAGAAAAACTTGATAGCGACAGATACAGAGAAAAAACAAAAAGTGTAGTTCAAAATTCACAGATTACACGAGTTGAAGTTATTGAAAGGTTGGCTCCTTTAGCAGAATTTGTTATGGACTACGAAATCAATTATTATTTTGTTAGAGGATCAGCATAAAGGAGATGACTATGATTACAATGATCAAGGGCAATACAACAAAAGAAGTAACAGACGAAAGTCTTGTTTCAAAACTTGAACAAGCTGGCTGGGAAAGACAAGATGCTCCCGTAAAAGCCACGTTACGCAAGCCCAAAAAAGAATTTACTGAAGTCCAAGAGGATGAAAGTGAAGAAGCGGTTGAGACGCCCGCTGAAGAAGCGTCCGATGAAAACGCTATTAACTAAGGAGACTAACTATGGCTATTCTTACAGGTAATAACGGCGTTGTTAAGGTTGCAGATGCAGATGGATCTTTAACCTCATTAGCCGCCGTTCGCTCATTCTCAATTGAAATGTCTTCAGACACAATTGAAACAACCACTATGGGCACAGATGCAAGAACTTATGTTAAAGGACTAAGTTCTTTTTCAGGAACTGCTGAAATTTATTGGGATTCAGGTGAATTCCCAACAGCAGATACAACTGGTGAATTAGCAGGCTTGAACCCAACTCTTGAAGCAGTTGGACACGCGGCTTATGCTATTGAATTGTATCTTGATGATACATCAAACAAATTCAGCGGTGACATCATCATTACTGGTTCTACAGTGAACTCAAGTATGGACGGTATGGTAGAAGCATCTATCAGCTTCCAGGGTTCAGGTGCATTGGCTTACGCGGCATCTTAAGATGAAACTTGAAGTTCTTGGCGTTGCTAACGCATTGCAGTTCATAGATAAAGAAGTTGAAGAACAGATTAACACTGTTGCTGAACTTTATCACGAAGAAGCACAACGATCTACACCAATTAAAAGTGGTAGAGCAAGACGTGCTTGGAACAAAGATGTGCAACGCCAAGGCTTTACTGTTGAAAATAACGTGCCATATATTGGCAGATTGGAAGAGGGCTATTCTAAACAATCACCCGGGGGCATAATTAAACCAACACTTAGAAGTGTTAAAAGGAGATATAAATGAGTAATGCACTTGACAAAATGACAGCCCATTTTCGAAACAAAATTAGTGGCGAAATGCAATTAGTAAAAGTTCCTGAATGGGATATTGAAATTTATTTTAAAAATTCAAATACTCTACAAGAAGAAAGTAAACTAATTGAATTAGCACAAAAAGGTAAAACTATTGAAGCTCTTGTAGAAACATTAATTGTTAAATCAAGAGACAAAGACGGCAAGAAACTATTTAAGGCAGCGGATAAACCAGTTTTTATGAACGAAATAGATCCAAGTGTTCTTATTAGAGTAGTAGGTGAAATGAATGCAGTCACTGAAGATACTAATGTGGAGATTGCCGAAAAAAACTAAGAGGAGATCTGGATCTAAGGTTTATGTATAGGTTGGCAAAAGATTTAGGTCTCACAATAAAAGATGTTATGAAAATGACAACTGCTGAATTTATGGGATGGGCCGCATTTTATAAAATAGAAGCAGAAGAAGAACGTAAAGCAATGAACAGGGCAAAAGTGAGGAAATAAAATGGCTGCAAATGACGTAACAATACGATTTAGAGGCGATACCAGCCATTTATTACGAAGTGTTCGCCAGGTTGAGAAATCGTTAAAAAGAGTAAACACGGCAGGTGACCGTGCTTCAAAATCAGTTGCAAAAATTGGCAACAGTGCAAATCAAGCAACTGGTGCATTACGTGCAATGGTTGGAGCACTTGCTGGTGCCAGTTTGTTTAGCTTTATTGATAATATGCAACAAGCAGATAATATGCTTCGTGTTGCAACTAAATCCTCACAAGAATTTGAATTTGCACAACGAGCCGCTTTAGAAACAGCACAGCGTTATGGTGTAGGTTTAAATGAACAAACTTCACTTGTTGCATCATTAGCACGTAACCAAGACAAACTTGGTTATAACATTAATCAGTCAGCTATGGCTGCAGAAGCACTTACAGCAGGTTTATATGCCAGTGGAGTAGGTGGAGCACAAGCTAACAGCGTAATTACACAGTTCAATCAAATACTTGCTAAAGGCAAAGTAAATGGTGATGAATTTACAACCATTATGGAAAACTTAGGTGGACCAGTAATGGATCTTGTTGCAGAGAATATGGGTGTGACTACTGCTGAACTTATTGATCTTAAAGAAAAAGGATTGATTGGTGCTAAGGACTTTACCGATGCTCTTATTCGTAGTTTAGATGATTTAAGAAATATGGGTGGCAAATCTGTATTAACTTTAGGTCAAAGTGTTCAACGTGTTCAAAACAGTTTTGCTACATTTCTTAAACGTGTTGAAAATGCTACTGGAATATTAGCAAAAACTGCTTCAGCATTTGACTTTTTAGGAAAAAACATCAAAGTAGTAGTAACATTTGCCAGTGCATTTGTTGGTATATTAGCAATAGGTAAGATAGCAAGTATTATTGCAGGTATTGTTAGACTTACTAAAGCCATTAGAACTATGGGTGTAGGATTAGCAGTTGCTCAAGCATTTGCTACAGGTGGTATCAGTGCTATAACAGCACTTGCAGGTGCTACAGCAGTGGCAGCAGGAGCATATGCACTATTTCCAGATGAAGGTGAATTAGATAAAAATCTTGTTGATCCTATAGATGACGCTACTACTGCTACTGATAATCTAAACAACACTCTTGCAGATACGCCTGGTCAACTACAAGGTATTACAGACAAATATAAAGAAATATTAACTGATTTAGACAATCAAATACGTCTTTCTAAACTTAGTAATGACGAACGAGAAATAGAAGCTGAACTTTTACGTATAAACAAGTCATTAAGTGATAAAATGACTGAATCGCAAAAAGCATTAGTTGCAGAAAAACTTAGAGAAGTCCAAGCAAACGAACGAAATGTTACTTTATTGCAAGACCAGGGACGTGCAATAAAAGAATTTTCTAATATGTATCAAGATTCAGTTGATAAAGCAGTTGAAGCACATACAAAACTACAAACGATGTTAGAATTAGGTATAACATCTGATGAATATGAAAAACAACTTGAACAAAATCTCTTAAACGATAAACAATTTCAACAGGCTGCACTTGATAATGCAAAAGGTGCTATTAGAAGAGCTATTCAAGATCAAGTTTCTAAATATGATACATTATATGATTTACAAGTAGAACACCAAAGAAAAGTTAGTCAAATAACTTGGATGCTAACAAAGGATGAACTTGGTGCTATTCAACTTACTGAAGATGAACGCAAAATCTTAAATCAAACATTGATTAAGATGGAGCAAGATTTAGCTCACGAAAAGTTTAAGTTACAAGATCAAGAAGTTGAACGTGCTCGTCAGCGTAATAAAGAAATACAAGATATTAATCTTAGAAGAATTAGTCGCGTATATGAAGCAGAAGCGGCAGCTGGTAAAGCTATTGCTAATGAAAATACCAGTGGTGTATTACAAGAAATAGGCAGACAAGAACGTATTCAAAAAATAGTTAATGATCGTATTGAGTTTGAAAAGAAATCAGAAACTGAAAAATGGCAATGGGCAGTTGGTCAAGCAGGCAGTGCTTTTGAAGAATTAGGCCGTTATAACAAAAAAGCATTTGAAGCAAGCAAAGCACTGCGTATTGCAGAAGCCATAATG